AAAGAATTAGAAAGTATTAAAGCTTCTGTTAGTCCGTCTAAGTGGGCGGCTCAATACATGCAAAGACCGACAGGGGAAGGTATTTCAATTATACCTAAAGATTGGTTTAATATTTGGGATGAAAACAAACCACCTAAATGTGATTACTTAATACAAAGTTACGATACAGCTTTTCTAAAATCAGAAAGAGCTGACTTTACAGCTATAACAACTTGGGGTGTGTTTTATCCTGAAGGAAAGATAGGTGAAGAAACATATCACGGAGACGAAGCTCATTTAATTTTAATAGATTGTATAAAAGAACGTTTTGATTTTCCTGAACTAAAAGCTGAAGCATTGCGTTTGTATGAGTATTGGAGTCCTGACACAGTTATCATAGAAGCTAAAGCTAGTGGTATTCCGTTAGTACAAGAATTACGTAGAGTCGGTATTCCTGTAAACACTTTTTCTCCAGGAAAAGGTCAAGATAAAATCGCTAGATTAAACTCAGTATCTCCTATTTTCCAAGACGGACGCGTATGGGTTCCTGATAATAGATTTGGTGAAGAACTTATGGAAGAAGTTTCTGATTTCCCTTCAGGAGAAAATGATGACTTAGTTGATGCTACAACTTTAGCATTAGCAAGGTTTAGGGAAGGAGGCTTCTTGCAATTAACCAGTGACTATTTTGAAGAAGAGGAGTATTATGATAGGGAAAGGGTTTATTATTAATCAAAATCATACTATGATTTATCTACATGGCTATTGAAAAACAATCGTTGTCCGCAGTTCCTAATCCTCAAGAAGAAATTGAGTTGGAAATTATGGAACAACCTGAAGAAGAAACTGAGCTTTTTGTTCAACCTGATGGTTCAATAATTAGAGGCAGTGACATGCCTGAAGAAAAGATTTCTAAGTTTGGAGAAAACATAGCCGAGTCTTTAGATGAAAGAGAATTAAACACTATCGCTACAGAATTAGTCGGTTCTTTTGAAGATGACTTAGATTCTAGAACGGATTGGTTTCAAACATACGTAGAAGGTTTAGATTTATTAGGTATTAACTCAGATTCCAGAACACAACCTTTTGTTGGTGCTTCAGGAGTTCATCATCCAATACTTGCGGAAGCAGTAACTCAGTTTCAAGCACAAGCTTACAAAGAAATGTTACCAGCAGGTGGACCCGTTGACACTGAAGTTTTAGGAATGACCGATGATAGCAAATTAGAAAAAGCTAATCGTGTTAAAAACTTCATGAATTATCAAATAACTTACAAAATGGAAGAATATGATCCTGAAATGGATCAACTTTTGTTTTATCTTCCGTTATCAGGCTCAGCATTTAAAAAAGTTTACTATGATCCTTCAGTTGGACGTGCAGTAGCACGTTTTGTTAAGTCTGAAGATTTAGTTGTTCCTTATTACGCGGTAGATTTACTAACATCGCCTAGAATTACACACGTAATTCACATGAACGAAAACGAATTACGTAAATTACAACGTTCGGGCTTCTATAAAGACATGGATATGATGTCTCCAGGAACCGCAACAGACAATACTGAAGTATCTGAAAAATTAGACGAGCTACAAGGCTTAACTAGAACGATAAGTGACGAAGAATTCACCTTATTAGAGATGCATGTTGACTTAGATATCGAAGGATACGAAGACAAAGACGAAAATGATGAAGAAACAGGGGTAGCTTTACCTTATGTAGTCACTATTTGTAAAGATAACAACAAAGTTCTTGCTATTAGACCTAATTATAACGAAAAAGACCCGATGAAGAAGAAAATCGAGCATTTTACGCATTATAAGTTCCTTCCAGGATTAGGTTTTTACGGTTTTGGCTTAATTCACATGATGGGCGGCTTAACTAAGTCGGTTACAGCGATTTTACGTCAATTAATAGACGCAGGAACACTTTCTAACCTTCCAGCAGGGTTTAAAGCACGTGGATTGAATATTCAACGCCACGATGACCCGTTACAACCAGGAGAATGGAGAGATGTTGACGCTCCAGGAGGAAGATTGCAAGATGCTTTCCTTCCTTTACCTTATAAAGAGCCAAGCGGTACTTTAACCACTTTATTAGGTGCTTTAGTTGATTCTGGTAAACGTTTTGCGGCTACAGTAGAAAGTCCTACAGGAGATGGTAACTCTGAAGCTCCCGTTGGTACAACAGTAGCACTTATGGAAAAAGGACAAAGAGTTATGTCCGCAATCCATAAAAGATTACATTACGCACAAAGAACTGAGTTTAAAATATTAAAAAGAGTGTTCGGTGAGTTTTTACCTTCTGAATACCCTTACCAAGTTCAAGGTGCTTCAGAAAATGTATTTAAAGCAGATTTCGATAACTCCGTAGATGTTATACCTGTAAGTGACCCAAATATCTTCAGTATGACACAAAGAATTACATTAGCTCAAACACAGTTACAAATGGCACAAGCAGCTCCTGAATTACATGATTTAAGAGAATCTTACAGAAAAATGTATATAGCGTTAAATATTAAAGATATTGATGCATTACTACCTCCTGAAGAAGAAGTACCTGCACGTGATCCAATAAGTGACCAACAATCAGCTTTAACAGGAAAACCTATAAAAGCTTATCCGTTTCAAAACCATGAAGCTTATATTGGTTCTCACACAGCGTTTATGCAAAACCCGATGGTTCAACAAAACCCAATAGCTACCCAAACAATAGGTGCAAACATACAAGAACACCAAGCTATGTTATATAGACAACAAATAGAACAAGCAATGGGTCAGCCGCTTCCACAATTAGAAGATGGACAAATGCCTCCAGAGGTAATGAACCAAATAGCTATGATGGCAGCACAAGCTACACAACAGGTTACAGGACAAGCACAAGCTATGGCACAAGCCGCAGCAGCAGCACAACAAGACCCACAACGTCAAATGTTTGAGGCTCAGTTACAACTAGAAAAAGAACAGTTAGCACAAAAAGCTGAAGACGATATGCGTGACGCAGAAATTTCTATGACTAAAGCACAAATGGATGCACAAATCAAACGTGAGAAAATAGAAGCTGATTTAAGAGTACAAGATACTAAAGCTGCTATAGAATTACAAGAGTTAGAGCAGAAAGCAAAAGCTGATGCCGAAAAGAACTACACCGAACTAGTAAAAACAGTTCGGGAGAGTAGGAAACAAAACGGAGAAAAATAATGCGAGAGTATTACGACAAGATGAAAGGTTACCCATCACCGTCTAAAAAAGCTAACAGAGCAGAACCTAGTGAGCCTTCAATGGTTGATAACACTAGAACTCAATCTGTTAAAGCAGGTGAATGCTTAGATAAGCCAGAAGAGGCTAAAGTCAAAGCGGCTTACGGGCAAACTAAAGGACTTCTTTGGTATAGGTCAATTAAATAAGTGGACTATATCATGGCTACGGAGCATTTGCTCCGTAAATATCGTGAGAGAAAAGAAGCTCTTACGCAAACGTTAGCTGCTGGAAGTATTGAGAATTTTGAACAATACCAAAGGATAGTTGGCGAAATAGCAGGTTTGAGTTTCTGTGAACAGGAGATTCAAACTTTACATTCTAATATGGAGGATGCAAATGACTAATAAAGTCGAAACAAAAGACGTTCCAGATAGAGTTGACAATTTCGGAAGTAATGGTTTTGCTGCTAAAGCAGTAGATGAACCAACAATTACTCCTGAAAACATAGACTCTCATGCAGAATCGCTACCACGTCCTACGGGGTATCGAATTTTAATATTACCTTTCACACAATCCACTGTGACTAAAGGCGGTATACACTTAGCTAAAGCTACTGTTGACAAGGAAAGACTTGCAACTGTTGTTGGCTATGTTGTCGCTTTAGGACCAGATGCGTATAGTGACATGCACAAGTTCCCTGAAGGGGCTTGGTGTAAAGAAGGTGATTGGGTAATCTTTGGCAGATATGCTGGTGCTCGTTTTCAAATAGAAGGTGGCGATATGCGTCTTTTAAATGATGACGAAATCTTAGCCTGTATAGATAACCCAGAAGCAATTTTATCATAACAATCTTGAGGAGGACTCATGCAAAATAATGAAGCAGAAAAAATAGAACTAGAACTTCCAGAAGGGGAAGTCGATATACACGCAGCCGATGTTGACACTTCGATTAAAGACGAAATAATCATAGAAGACGCTGTTGTAGAAAAAACTCAACCAAAAGACGAGTTAGACGAGATAAGTGATTCAGTACAAAAACGTATTGACAAACTTACCTATAAGATGCGAGAAGCAGAAAGACAGAGAGATGAAGCTGTTAATTATGCTCAAAGTGTTAATCAAACAGCAACTAGCTTAAAAGAAAAATTAAAGAACTCTGACTCATCCCTTTTCAAAGAGTATGACAATAGGGTACAATCAGAAATAGAACGAGCTAAAACAATGTTAAGGGAAGCTCAGGATTCAGGAGACGGTGGAGCGGTTGCAGATGCAACTGAAAAACTTTCTAGGGTAAGTGCCGAAGCAGAAAACTTAAGAAGGTTATCTGCTCAGCAACAAGTCAGAGAAAGAAACCAACCTCAAGAAGTACCTGTACAACCTTATCAGCCTACACTGCAACCGCAGGCAAGTGGACCAGATCCAAAAGCGGAACAGTGGGCTAAAAAGAACACGTGGTTTGGAGATGATCAAGCGATGACTTTTGCAGCATTTGGAATACATAAAGAACTTGTTGAAGGTGGGATTGACCCAACTTCAGACCAGTATTATTCTGAAGTAGACAAAAGAATGCAAGACAACTTCCCACACAAATTTTCAGAAGAGCAGTCTGCCCCCGTGCAACAGGTTGCTGCCTCTAGCAGAGGTGCTAGTGGTAAAAGAACATCACGCAAAATAAGGTTATCACCAAGTCAGGTAGCAATAGCTAAAAGACTTAATGTGCCGCTAGAAGAATATGCAAAGCATATCGAAGGAGTATAAAATGACAGATGAAAATAAAACGGAAGTCAGAACTGATCGTAACTCACGATCTGCCGAGACACGAGACTCTCAAACTCGCAGAACGCCTTGGGCACCACCATCCATGTTGGATGCACCCGAACCACCTCCTGGATACCAGTTCAGGTGGATAAGAGAAGCTACTAGAGGACAAGATGATAAATCTAATATGTCTAAACGTATTAGAGAGGGATATGAACCTGTGAGAGCAGAAGATTTTCCTGAATTCGAAGCCCCGACTATAGATAGTGGTAGTAACTCTGGAGTCATTGGTGTTGGAGGATTGATCCTTGCTAAAGTCCCAGTTGAAACCGCAGAAGAACGTACAGCGTACTTCGCAAACCAAGCAAAATCTGCTATGGACGGTGTAGACCATAACTTTATGCGAGAAAGCGACGGTAGAATGCCTATAAAAGATAGCGATATCCAAAGGACTTCTAAAGTTGCTTTTGGTAGTAAACCTACCAATAAAGGAAATTAATAATAACATGTATATAGACAAAGGAGAAAATAATGGCTAATACAAATAAACCAGATGGTTTTACTCCCGCATACCATATGTACGGTGGTGTTATTCGTCCTGCTAAAATGAGAATCGCAAGTGAAACATCAGCATCAATCTTTTCAGGTGATGTTGTAACTTTATCTAGTGGTTATGTCATTCAAGGCACGGCGACGACAACTCCTATAGGCGTATTTTACGGAGTATACTTCACAGCTACTGATGGCACCCCAACTTTTTCAAAAGTTTGGACTGGCAGCACGGCTACCCTTGGCGGAGACGACGCAGAAGCTCTCGTTTACAACGATCCCGCGATCGTTTACGAAGCTCAATTTACAGCTGGAACACCAGCAGTAAGTTTTATCGGCTCTAAATATACTCTTTCTACGACTGCTGGCAGCACTGTCAATGGTAGATCAAAGGAAGGGGCAACCGCAACAACATCAAGTGGTGTAGCGTTATGTGTAGGATTCGCCTCGCAACCAAGCAATGAAATAGGTGCTTATGCGAGAGGACTCTTTACATTCCCGACTAACACATTTGCTGTCTAATTAAGGAGATAAATAATGGCGATTAACAGAGCACAGCTAGTCAAAGAACTAGTACCTGGACTCCATGCTCTCTTTGGATTAGAGTATGAGAGATATAATAATGAGCACGAAGACATCTTCGACACCGAGAGTTCTGAAAGAGCGTTCGAGGAAGAAGTAATGTTAAGTGGGTTTGGTGAAGCACCGACTAAGGGAGAAGGAGCAGCGGTCATTTATGACACAGCTCAAGAATCCTGGACATCACGTTTCACACACGAGACTGTAGCATTAGCATTTGCGTTGACAGAAGAAGCTATCGAGGATAACCTCTACGATACTCTTTCTTCAAGATACACAAGAGCTTTAGCTAGGTCTATGCAACAAACTAAACAAGTGAAAGCAGCTAATGTATTAAACAATGCATTTAGTTCTTCATATGTTGGTGGTGATGGAGTAGAGTTATGTTCTACAGCTCACCCTACTGTTGCTAACGTGGATCTTAAAAATGAGCTATCTACATCAGCTGACTTAAATGAAACTTCACTTGAACAAGCGTTGATTGACATCGCTGACTTCAAAGATGAAAGAAATCTTAAAGTTAATGCACAGGCAAGGAAATTAATTATTCCACCGTCTTTGCAGTTTGTAGCAGATAGGTTATTGGAAACTCCTGGAAGAGTTGGTTCTTCAGACAATGATATTAACGCAATTAGAAATATGGGAATGATCTCAGAAGGCTATGTTGTTAATCATTATCTAACAGATACCGATGCTTTCTTTATCAAAACTGACGTACCTAACGGGCTTAAACACTTTGTTAGAACAGCTGTATCTACTAGTATGGAAGGCGACTTCGAAACTGGTAATGTAAGATACAAAGCTAGAGAGCGTTACAGCTTTGGTTGGAGTGACTGGAGAGGTATCTTCGGGTCTCCTGGAGCGTAATTCATTAACTTGAATAAATTAAAGGGAGCTTCGGCTCCCTTTTCTTTTGGAGATGAATGATATACAATCAGAGGACTAGGGTTTATTAATTGTTCTATCAACTGACCTAGCAGACAAGCCAAGATGATAGAATTTATTTCCGTAGGAGGAAATTATGGCAAATTCGACATTTAACGGACCAGTCAGGTCTGAAAATGGTTTTAAAACCATTGACGTAAATTCATCAACAGGTGCACAAACCGACGGGTTGGTAATCAACTCAGACGGTAATATTTACACTGATGCTGGTGGACATATTCAATATGCAGCAGCTACAGGAGTTGGACCTTCTGATTTAATCATAGGTAAAAGCGGAAGCCAATACGGTACAGCTAATCCTTATGCAGAAAGTGCAACAGCTTTATTTCCACTAGGTTCTAAACTGATTTACGGTAACAACGTATATCGTTATGTTGGTATCGGTGGAACAGCAGTAACCGCAGGTAAGCTTTTACAACAACCAGCAGTAGTATCTGACCATGCAAATATGTCAGCTACAGCAACAGTAGCAGCAGGAGAAACAGCAATATCTGTAGAAACAGGTGGAACTGATATTACGCTTAATCAATACGCAGGTGGTTAT